CCTATGAATAGTTCTATGTATTCAGCAGGTGTCGATCCATTCTCTCACCAAACGGTAAGTAAGTCTCACGAGTCAAGAGCTTCTAACGGAGCTATGGTTATATTTAAAAAGGCAAACCCATTGTCCCCTACAGAGTATGATATGAGTCCTGTTCTTTACTATTGTAATCGCCCAGATTCGCCTGAAACATTTTACGAGGATGTACGTATGGCTTTATGCTTTTATGGCTGTAATGCGCTTATAGAGAACAATAAACCAGGTATAATTTATTATCTTGAGGAGAAAGGCTGTGCAGACTTTTGCTTTATGCCTCCAGATAAGAACACAAGAGGCTTGTCAGCTACTCTAAAGACGACTACGTATATGGCCGAATTAACAGACCAGTACATAAATGACCACATAAACAATGTTTGGTTTGAAGGACTTATAGAGGAATGGTTACAATTTGACCCAGGCGATACTACCAAGTCGGATAGCGCAATGGCAGCAGGCTATGCACTTATGTTAATTAATAACCATAAGTACAATCCAAAGGTCGGAAAGAAAGAAGATGTAGACATATTGAACGTGTTGCCATTCTTGAGAGGAAAGAACTCAAGCAACCTTTTGGGCAAAAAACTAGGTTTTTAAAGCGTATTATATCAACACAACTAATAAGACGAGATGTCAGCAGAAATAATTAGCAATGCTAGGACCTTATTCCCAAACGAGGATGTAAGCCCTAAAGAAAAGGAATCAAAAGAATGGTTGATGCAATACGCACAAGCTGCGTTTAACTCCTACGGAGACACACCATTCGGTTCAATCGGTTATAGGTCTAGAGACAAATATGAGTGGATTAAAACATACGCTCAAGGCCGTCAATCTATAGAAAGATATAAAAGAGTATTAACTCCAGATCAAGATCCTAATAACAATACACTTGTTGTTGATTGGTCTGTATTGCCTATTATACCTAAGTTCAGAAGAACAGCATTAGGGTTATTAGAGAAACAAAACTATGATATTCAAATAGATCCAGTAGATCCGTTTGCTCAATCTGAGAAAGATAGATTAGTTGCTGAAATGAAAGCAAAGGCTATTCTTAGAGAGGAATTTAAAAAACAAGGAAGACCAGATTTAGCGGAAAGTCCAGCAATTATGGCTAACCCTGGAGAACCAGATGATTTAGATGGAATTGAAGTTGCCGAGTTAGGTATGCGCCATAAGACATCTATGGAGGCTGAGTTAGTAGTTGAGTTGGTTTTTGACCAAAATGATTACGAAGGACAACGTAGACAACAATTGCAAGATCAGTTTGACTATGGTGTTGCTATATTTAAAGATTACGAACAAGACGGATTAGTAGGATTTAGAAGAGTAGACCCTAGAAGATTCTTATCTAACTTTTGTACGTATCCTGACTTTAGAGATTTAAGATACGCAGGTGAGGTTTTAGAGGTTCCAGTTGCTCAATTAATTCAAATGAGTAATGGTGAACTAACAAAAGAAGACATTGAGTTTATTTACAAGTATGCAAATGCAAACCAATGGCGTGGTAATATGCCTATAGGTAATGCATACTATGGTACATATAATGACTTTTGGAATAAAGGAAAGGTTCAAGTATTGGATCTTGAAATTATGTCTACAGATGATTTAGTTAGAGAGGAAAGAGTTGACCGTAGAGGTAATACTATTTTTGGAAGAGCTGGATTTGAAGATACCAACAACAAGAAACAAAAGTTTAAAAGAAAACAAGTTGTAGGTGTATACAGAGTTAAATGGATTGTTGGAACTAATATTTGTTTTGACTATGGTAAACAATGGAACATTAAACGTGATCCAATTAACATAGCAAGAGCTAAATCTAGTTTCCATATTGCTCCAGTTGACTTCTTTGATATGAAGACGTTCAGCCGTATGGAAGCAATTATTCCTTACGCTGATGCAATCCAATTAGCATTTTATAGATTACAACACGAATTAAATACCGCTGTTCCACGTGGTTTTAATATTAACTTAGCGGCTCTAGAAGAAGTAAGTTTATCTGGTGGAGGAAAGGCTATGAGCCCTTCTGATATCATTGATTTATACTTACAAAGAGGTGTATTGGTTAGTCGTTCAGTAGCAGCAGATGGAAGACAAGTTCCTCCAGCTATCAACCAACTAGAAGGTGGTGTAGGTAACGCTATTGCTGAGTATTGGAATATGATTAATAACAATCTAGATATGATTCGTCAGACTCTAGGTTTAAATGAACTTACAGATGGTTCAACGCCAAACCCTAAGTTCTTAACTACAGTTGCACAATTGGCTGCATCTGGAACTAATAATGCGTTAAGCGATATTAGCTATGCAGATAGAGCTATTGCTCAATCGTTAGCTGAAGCAGTTATTATTCGTGTACAAGATGTGATTAAAAGAGGTGGTGGTGAAGCTTATGATAATTCATTAGGATTAGGAACTGTAGAGTTATTAAAAAGATCTCAAGAGATTTCTAAATACACTTATGGTATTTCAATTGTAGATAAACCTACAGCAGAAGAAAAAGCTAAATTAGATGAATTAGTTAAAGTTGCTTTACAATCTGGTCAAGTTAATATTGATGATGTTATACGTTTAAACAACATTCAAAATATTAAACAAGCAGAATTGTTCTTAGCTTATAAAGTTAAAAAGAATAACGAGAAGAAGCAACAAGAAGCAATGCAGGCGCAACAAATGAATGGTCAGATTCAACAACAATCTGCTATGGTTGCCGAGCAAGCTAAACAACAAACTATCCAAATGGAATACCAAATGAAGTCTGAACTTGAAAAAGTTAAGGCGGATATGGAAGCTCGCTTAATTGAATTGCGTGGTCAGTTTGATTTAGAAAGAGAAAGAATTTCTGCAACAGGTAGAGTTGAGTCTTCATTTGTTCAAGCGAAAGAAAGAGATGCTGCTAACATTAGAGATAATAAAACTAAGTTGATGCAAGATGGTAAAATGGAAGAGATGGGTGAAATTGACGTTCCAGCAGAATTAGAATCTAGAGTAGCGCCAGAAACGGCAGGTGGTCAGCCATTGCCTTTGCAACAACCTTCAGGTTTTTCTTTCTTAGGAAATGCAAATCAACCAGCAGCTCAGGGCGCAGATATGATGCAACAAGGTATGAATGAGCAAATGAACGCTATGAGTCCTATGCAAGAAGAGCAAGGTATGGTAGAAGAAATGGAAGGCGCAGAATTAGAACAAGGTGCTGATATGAATGAAGAACAACAACAAATCCAAGATATGTTAGCGTTTCAAAATCAACAAGGTGCGTAATATATTCATTAACAACATAAACACAAACACAAATGGAAAACACACAAGAAACAGCACAAGTGACTGAGCAAGTAGTTGAACAAACTGCTCCAGTTGCAGAAGCAACTCCACAAGCGGAAGCTCCTCAAGAGAATCCATTTGCAGGAGAAGGAAAGTGGACATTAAAAGGTGAGTACTCAAGTGCAGGGGTTCAATACAACCAACCTGTGAATCAGTTTGAGGAAGCACCTGCTGAAACAAAGGTAGAGGAAACTCAAGTTGTCGCAGAAAATGCGCCAAGTGAAACGCCTGAAGTTCCAGTGTATAGAGCAGAAGATACAGCGGAAAGCGTAGTATCTTCACAAGAGCAAGCTACTCAAGAACCAATTGTTTTTGATCCTTGGGAAAAATTAGGTTTACAAGAAGACGATTATGCAAAGCAATTAATCGAAGCTTATAAGTCTAACCAGCTTGATGAGTTCTTAATTAAGACTAATACAAACTACGACTTGTATACAGACGAAGAGATTTTAAAAACACAAATCGATTCTAAATATCCAAGTTTAGGTGAGGAAGAAAGAAATCTGATATTACAGAAAACTCTACAAAAAGAGTTTGGAATAACAGGAGACGAAGAGGATGATAAAGTTGGACGTTTGATGATGAAGCTAGAGGCAGACAAGATCCGAGACGGATTAAAAGCCGAGCAAGCTCAGTACAAACCTAAAGCTTTTGAAAACCCTGCGTCGGCAATTGAAGCACAGTTGAAAGCTCAACAAGAAGCAATTCAGCAACAAGTAGAAAGCTTCAAGAATCATTTAACTTCATTGCCAGATTACAAGCAATTCGAGACGAGCAGGCTTGTAGAATTTGGAGACGGTGAAAATAAAATGAATTTTGAGGTAGACAAAAACGCTGACTTTTTGGGTGAAACATTAGACCAAAACAAATTCTTTCAAAAGTTCGTTGGCCAAGACGGTCAATTGGATATGAAGAAATGGATGAAGGCTTGGACCTATGCTAATAACCCAGCTGCTGTAGAAAAATCTTTAATCAATTATGGTAAATCCCTAGGAGAGAAAAGATTGTTTAATGAGCTTAAAAATACTAAAGCTGAAGATGTTGTTCAGACTCCTTCAAGAGGTTCTGGATTCGTGATAAAAGCTATCGATGGAAAACCATTCGGTGGATAAAATAAAAAACAATTTTTTAAAACTTTTAAATTAAAACAAAATGCCTTTTACTTACGGAAATGGCGTAGCAGGTGCTACCAACAAGTATACCGCATCAGCGGTGGCTCTCTTAGACCAAAGAGAGATTTATAACCAACTTATCGACATCCAAGACGATGCTGAGTGGTTAGATTTTATGTATATGGCAGGAAAAAAAGACGCAACTGCGGTTCCTTTCTATACTTCATTCTACAATGACAATCTTTACAAATTGTTGACTGTTTCTGGTACTCCAACTGGAACTACAACTCTTCCTGTAATTACTTTGTCTGCTGCTGACTATAACTTCGTTTTAGTTGGTGACTTATTAAAATTCCCTAGCGGTGGTGTAGGTCGTGTACAAACTAAAAATGGTACAGCTAGCTACTCAATTAATGTTCAATCAGTTTCTGGTACAGCTTTAGCTGCTTCTTTAGCTGCAATGAATGGTGTTAAATTATCAGCTTTCTCTAATGCACAAGAAGAGGGTTCAATCGAGCCAGGTACTCGTCGTTGGTCAGTTAACTCTTTACAAAACCGTGTTCAAATCTTCCGTAATGCAATCAAAATTACAGACGTTCAGAACGCATCTAAAATTGAGTTAGAATTTAACGGTAAACCATACATCTTACCTTATGAAATGATCCAAGGTTTACAAAAACACCGTGGTGATATTTCTTTGGCTATGTGGTTAGGTGAAGTTTCAAATACTTTATTTGCTGACGTAGATGGTCCAACAGCTACCGCAACTCCTCCTTACTTACAAGGTACTACTGGTTACGGTGTTCAAACTACTCGTGGTATGGATTCTTACATCACTAACTACGGTATTAATGATTCAGTTACTACTGCTGGTACTTTCACTTTGTCTGATTTATCTGACTTAGAAGCTCAATTAACTGCTGTTCGTGCTCCAATGGAATATATGATCGCAGGTTCTAATCCAGCTGTTGCAGTTATTTCTGATTTCTTGAAAAACTTACCAAGTGCTGGAACTCAAATAAACACAACTATTTCTCAAAATACGGCTCCTACTGCAAACACTTCTACTGCTAATAACGGTTTCTATAAATCTGGTATTAACTCTGGTATGTTAAGTGTTAATGGTCGTGAGATCGATTTACAAGCTGAGAAGTTTATGCACGGTGGTTACACTTATAACTTGAAAGCGTTCAAAGTATTATCTAATACTGACGTTATCAACTACACTGGTGGACCAATCGCTAAATCTATCTACTTCTTACCAATGGGTAAAGTAAAAACTGTTGGTGGTGGAATGAACGATTACTTCCGTTACAAATATATGGCTCAACCAGCTCCTGGTACAGGTTCTGTAGAGACAGCAGAATTAATGACTGGTGCTCTTGCTCCAACCCCTACAAACCAAGAACAAAGCTTAACAGTTTCTTGGACTTCAAATATGGGTCTTGAAGTATTTGCTCCAAACAAATTTGCTAAAATTACTAATATCTTAGCATAGTAAAACTTGAGGAAAGGAGGGGGTTCGCCCCCTCTAATCTTCATTTAAAACACACAAACATTTTCTAACACAAAACACAAAACACAATGGCACTAAAAAAGTTAGGAGTCTACAATGACTTCTCTGATGAATTAAAAAAGCTTATAGCTTTACCTAAAAAAGGTACACAAGTTTCCTACAGATTTTTAGATATATACGAGGATCCAATGAGTGGAAATTCGTATTATAAAGCTAAATTAAAAATACCTCCATTTTCTAAATGTTTTGATCCAGGTAAAAACGAATGGGTTGAAGTTGGTTTAGTATCTGGTGTAGATCATTTTGGAAATCCAATTCCTAATAGAGTAAGAAGAGTTTGGGCATCCCCACAAGAGAATGCAGGTATGTTGCATTTAACTATTGGTAATTCACAAGACGATGAATTATTCCAATATCTTGAGCTTGCTTCTTTTAATGCAGCTAACACAAATAGAGATGAAGAAGTTCACCCTATTTTAGAGCGAGTTAATTTTGAAGCGGAGGCTAAGGAAAACCGTCAAGCTTTACGTATGAAGAGAGATGCTTTAATCAAAGCAGCTGCTTTATCTAAAGAAGAAGTATATAATTTAACATTATTACTTGGTTACGATACAGAGCTTTCTGAAGAAGAAATGAGATTTAACATTGAAGACTACGCAGAAGGAGAACCAGAAGATTTTATGTCTAGAGTTGACGATAAGCAAATTGGAATTAAAGCATTAGTCGCACAAGCTATTGTTTTAGACGTTGCTTACATTAGCGTAGAAGATTCTAAATTAAAATGGACAGATTCTGACGGAGATATTATGAAACTTGCAGATCTTGAAGATGATATGGTTTACGAACAATTCGCAGACTTTATTGACAAGAAAAAACAAGTTGCTATACTTGATCAGATGAATAAATTAGTAGATGCAAAATTAGCTAAAAAGAAAGCTAAGAAATAACTTAAAGATGTGTTTGTGTTGCTCAACGGCCCCTATTCTTAGGGGCTTTGAGTTTTTATAAAGTGCGTATTATATGAGTATATTTTATGGAAATGTTTGATAAATTAAAAGGGGTTGTTCCTCAGACTCTTATAGACGATATGATTGCTCACGATATTGATACTCCTTTACGAGCAGCTCATTTTTTAGCGCAAGCAGCTCACGAGTCTGGTGGGTTTAAATTCAAATCAGAGAACTTAAATTACGGTAAGGAAGGATTATTAAAGATCTTCCCTAAGTATTTTACTCCTGCATCTGCTGAAGCATATAATAGAAATCCAGAAAAGATTGCATCTAAAGTTTATGCTAATCGTATGGGTAATGGCGATGAAGCAAGTAAAGATGGTTGGAAATTTAAAGGCCGTGGTTATATCCAATTAACAGGTAAAGATAATTACAAAGCATTTAGCGAGTGGGCTAAAGAACCTTCTATATTAACAAACCCAGATCAAGTTGCTGAAGATAAATATGCAGGGTTAAGTGCTATTTGGTTTTGGAACAAAAACGGATTAAGTAAGATAGCAGATACAGACAATATGAGAGACAACTCTACGGTTGAGAAAATAACTAAAAGAGTTAATGGCGGTACACACGGACTTGCTGATCGTGTAGAAAGATTTAATAACTACAAAAAGCTTTTATTTTAATGATCACAGGTAACGAGACGCAGGATAACCACATCTTGCTTTGGTCAAGTATAATATTAAATATATTGGCTAACATAGATAGAACTAATGTAACATTTGTATTGGGTGTCATTGTTTCTTTTCTTGCTATAATTAATTATGTTATCCAAATTAAAAAGAATCTTAAGCGCAGAAAATAATTTATGGTTGCAAAAGCTTTATATGTATTCTTATTGGGCGCTATTATTGGCGTGTTTTATTCCTGTAGCCCTGTTAAGAGAGTGCTTAGCAATCCCAAATATTATGCCGAAGTTAAGAAACAAGTTATCCTTAACGGAGAGTGCGTTAATGATACGATTACGGAAGAGATACTTAAAGACACTATAATTTACAAGGACACCGTTATTCACGATAGTTTTAAAGTTAATATGCCAATGGAGTGCCATTTGGATACTATTGTAAACGACTTTAGCGTTTATTTGGAGAATGGCAACTTATGGGTTAAATGGTTAGGTCAAGTGCCTACAAGGACCATTAATAAGCAAACAACTCACGTTGTTGTAGACAGAGCGAAAGAGGCTATCTTAATAGATTCTTGCGCTAATCAAGAAAGAAAAATATACGATTTAAATAATAAGATTGGATCTACTAAAAAGACCAAGTTTAAGTTATTAGCAATCATAGTAATACTCACCTTATTGCTATTCAGAAAGCCTTTACTGAGACTCGTTAAGCCCTTTTAAGAAGCGTATTATATAGGAAACTTAACGTAGATGCAGAATGTATCTGATTTATACAACTTTATAAACTTCATAGCTGATAAGAATCGCAGAGGGTATTTGTCTCCAGAAGAGATCTCTCAAGCTTTATCTTCGGCTCAAGTAGACCTTTGGAACTACTATTGGGGTTTACCGCAAACTGCCCAAGCATTAAAGGGTGGAGCACCTAATCCAGACTACGGATCCAGCCAATTAACTATTGACGCATTAAGTCCATTTAGAACTAGAACTCAAGTAACTCCAGGACCTGGAGGAATTATATATTTGTACGATAATAGTGTTAGCTATCAAATCCCTGACTTTGGTCACTTCATTGGTTTATTTAAAATAAATACATCAACTAACGAGATAAGTGGAGTTAACCAATATTTGAACTCAGAGATAATAGAGGCTATAAGATCAACTTTATATCCAGTTACTGTGGATGACCAAGTTTTTGTGTTTGAGAATGACTTAATTCAATTATATCCAAGAACTACTATGCCTGCTGGATACGCAGCAGAAGTTCATTATATAGCACTTCCTAGTGATGTAGTTATTAACTATACAGTTACAGGTAATAC